TGGCCAACGTATTAAGAGGAACAGTTAAGGTGTGCGCAGTTAAGTCTCCTTCTTATGGTCTTAACCGTAGCGAAGTACTTCGTGACATTGCAGCCCTTACTTCTTCCACAGTCCTTTCTGATAAGGAAGGTATGGACACCAACGTTATGCTAGCTGATTATCTTGGTACTGCTAAGAAGGTTATTATTACTGCTGATTCCACTACCATTATAGATGGTAAGTCTTCTCCTGAAGTTAAGACTCGTATAGAGATGATTGAGAACCAACTCTTGAAGGAATCCGTAGATGACTACACTACTACCCAACTGACTGGACGTCTAGCTGGTTTGACTGCTAAAGTTGCTGTCCTACACGTAGGTGCTGCCACTGAGTCAGAACTTGCTGAACGTAAGGCTCGTGTTGATGATGCTCTCCGCGCTACCCGCTCTGCTATTGTTAAAGGTTACGTATTAGGTGCGGGCAGAACTCTGTTTGATCTTGCTGCCATGAGCAAAAGCCCCGTACTGAAAACAGCTCTTATCCGTCCAATAGAGCGTCTAGCTGTGTCTGTCAATTTTGATTTCGATTCCCTTGTGTTGGAGATGACTAACGCACTTCCAGCTGAAGGCGGACTAAAATCATATCCTTACGGTCTAAATGCTAAGACTGGTAAGATTGAGAACCTAGCAGAGGCTAAGATCTTCGACCCTACTCTAGTTCTAGAACAAGCTATCATCAATGCTGCTTCTGCTGCTTCCATGATACTTCTATCATCTACTGTTGTACACAACGTAGACAGAACTCCCCCCTATAATCCTGGTTCATTAGATGATTTATCCGCCTAATCCAAGAGAATTTATTATTGAGGTGCCAAGCCTACATCCACTGTCGGTCGATTACCTCACTTTCTGGAGAGAGCAAAAACGCCGTTGTATTGAAGGACATTGGGTGGGTGGCTACTATATGCCGCCTGCCCTTTACTTTTATGTAAACTTCGGTACTATTAAGAAAAATGAAAAAGGTAGTAAGGTTAAATCCCTTGCTCGTCCTAACTTACGGGATTTGGAATGGTTATTCTTCCGTCACTATACAGAAGCTAAAGGCTTCTCAGGCTTTGAGGATGACCCTAACATATCTTGTTTCCGAGGACTGGTTGATCCTCTTTACCCAGAGTTTCTCTATCCCCCACACGTATATAGAAAAGATGGAACACTAAAGGACTATGAATCAGCCAGGACATACCTAGAGAGATTTCATCCACGCCATTATCAACTTCCTGTTTACGATAACGAGTGTAAGAATGTGATGATGTTAGGTTCTCGTAATATCGGTAAGTCATACATGGTAGGCGCAGGGTTGATTCCACACGAGTTCCTATTTAATGGAGCTACCAGGTACAACGAGGAGACCATACTTAAGCCACAAGTAGTAGAACTACTAGTAGGTTCGGCAGACTCCTCTAAGTCGAGAGACATTCTTAACAAGACCCAAGACTGCTTCGATTTCTTACCCGGTAAGATGGAAGCTGGTGGTAGACTGTATCCTGCTCCATTCGCTAAACGTACGTCAGGTTCTTGGGCTGTCAACTCAGAAGTTGTAGCTGCTTACAAGAAGAAGATGGATGGTGGATGGGATAAGTCAGGTACGAAGTCTAAGATAATGCACAAGTCTTTTAACGCTAATCCTTTCGCTGCACAAGGCACTCGTCCTACACTATTAGTAGTAGAAGAATGTGGCCTGGTTGCAGAGCTTAAGGAGATCTACCAACACACACGTGACAATCTTCGTAACGACTCTATGCAGAAAACAGGCATCCTTATGATGCTCGGAACATCGGGTGACATGGAGAAAGGCTCTCTACCTGCGTCTGAGATGTTCTATCAGACAGAACAGTACGACATTCTAGCGATGGAAGATACCTACGAGTTTCGTGGTAATATCGGTTTCTTCATACCGGGTTACCTGGCTATCGGGGAACTTAAAGACGCTAACGGCATATCTCTAATAGATCTAGCTACTAAGAAGATCGAAGCTGAGCGTGAGAAATACAAGGGCACAGACGCACTTACACGTATTATCCAGTACCACCCTCTCGTTCCTTCTGAGATGTTTCTTACAAAGTCTGCCACGATATTTCCTACTCCAGAGCTGCGTAATAGAATGACGTACGTACAGAATCATAAGATATACGAACTAGCTGAGAAGAAGGTAGATCTTTACTTTGATCCTAACTCTATATATAATGGTGTAACAGCGCACGTCAACCCGTCCTTAAAGGCTATATCTAAGTTTCCCTATAACGATGACGACAGAGAAGGCTGTGTCGTTCTGTATGAGTATCCACACCTAATAGATGATCGAGTTCCGGAAGGAGCTTACATTATCGGATGTGACCCGTATAAAGATGACTCACAGACAGGTACTTCCCTAGCCTCTATCTACGTAATGAAGACTAATAAGTACTTCTCTACGGTGGGACATAACGAGATAGTAGCCTCCTATATAGGACGTCCTTATCTAGGTAAGAACCAAGTGAACGAAACCTTACACAAACTTTCGATGTTTTACGGTAATGCTAAGATATACTTCGAGAACAACGTAGGTAACGTCAAAGACTACTTCGAGAAAGTAAGAAGATTAGACCTACTTGCTACTCAACCAGTAACAGTTTTCAATAAGAAAGCCACACATTTATCCTCCCCTTCACTTGTCTACGGATACCCTATGTCGAACGATAAGATTAAGTGGGAGGCTTTGCAGTATCTACGTACTTGGCTACTCGAAGTTCGAGAGTCATCTGACGGCAAGACGCTGCGTAACCTAGATATGATATGTGATCTAGGATTACTACAAGAATTGATTTCCTTTAATCTAGACGGTAACTTTGACAGAGTGATGTCACTACTAGGATGTATTATAGGTCTAGAAGAGACTACGAATATATCCAAACGAAGGGAGAGGCACGACCAATCTATGACCCCCTTACGCGAACAATTCAAGAAATTATTTATAAATAACTCCACAATATTCCATGCAGGATCTACCCAAACAGCGACTATCTTTCAAAAAGAAGTCGGAGGATGATTTTCAGTGGGCCAAAGACACAATAGACTCCCTTCTATCAAACACCTTATTCTCTCACGACCCAGCAGACGTATCCAATACTGACTACGAACGTATGATGTCTAACTATCAGTTATACAACAACGTAATCAATCAGAAAGACTTTGCTCGTGACTGTAACCCACTAGGTATAGATGTAGGTCAGGTTCAGGACATAATTCGCCCCTACAATAAAACTTACAACAAAATTCAGGTATTACTCGGTGATGAGCTACTTCGCCCATTCAACTACAAGGTAGTGCTAGCTAACTCAGAAGGTGTCCAGTCTAAGATGGCGCACCGGGATTCCCTTCTTCGCTCTTATATCTATTCCGAGATACAGAATACGATTTCCTCTATCTCTCCCATGTACGAACCAGAGTTACTAGAGGAAGGTACTAAACACATAATGCCCCCAGAAGAGATAGAACGTTACATGTCCACTAAGTACATGGATGCCAGAGAGATTTTAGCCAATAAGATTCTCAACTATCTTACTAAGAAACTTTCACTTAAAGAGCTTAAGAACGAGGGATTCAAACATGCCCTCATCTCCTCTATAGAGGCAGTATACATCTCTATGGAGAATAATGAACCAAGGGTAGAGATACTTAATCCTCTTAATCTATTCTTCCACAAATCCCCAGAGACCAAGTACATACAAGATTCTATGTATGCTGGTTACCGCTCTTACATGACTACAGGTGAGGTTCTAGATCTATATTCGCCCTACCTTAATCAGGAACAAATACGTCAGATAGAAGAAGAGAAAGGTGGATCTACACTTCGTACTGTCCTTCCTAAGAACAACGCCACATACGGTCACCGTCCTTATGAGACTAATGGCGTATTCGGTTCAGGCGCTAATTCTCCTTATCACGTAGTAGAGCATGTTGAATGGGTATCACAGAAGAAAGTAGGATTTCTTACTTACACTACTGAGGATGGGCCACAGGAAACAATCGTCTCCGAGGACTTCATTGTACCTAAAGATGTGACTATAACTACTGTTATAAAGGACTATGGTAAGAAGTGCAAGTACTATACTTGGCAAGATCTTACTACTTCGTATTCCTTAGAATGGAGTTGGATACCAGAAGTATGGCAAGGTGTTCGTATTAATCACGACATCTACTGTCAGATAGGTATGGTGCCACACCAGTTCAGATCTATGGATAATCCTTTCGAGGTTAAACTGTCTTATCATGGTGTAGTGTACAATGCTACCAACGCAGCTCCTACCTCTTTAATGGATAGGATGAAGCCGTTTCAATATCTCTATCTTATCGTAATGCACCGCCTTAAGAAGTTGATTGCTCAAGATAAGGGTAAGGTATACAACCTAGACGTATCTATGATTGATCCTGACTTAGGGTTAGAGAAGACACTGTACTACATCAACGATCTTAACTTGAATATCTATAATTCTTTACAGAATGCAGATATGCCAGGGCAAGCTCAGAGATCCTCTGTACAGTCTTCTACAGATATGGCTAATACGGCTCACATCATGAATTACGTGAACTTGTTAGGTGCTATTGACCAGCAAATCTCTGACGTAGCTGGTGTTACCAGACAGCGTGAGGGACAGATAGGACAGAATGAGGCCGTAACTAATGCCCAATCTAATATACAAACATCTGCTGTAATTACGGAGATTTACTTCTTCCAGCACAATGTTTTGTGGCAGGACATTCTAGCTACACTTCTTAACGTAACGCAAGCAGCTTGGAAAGAGAAATCCATCACTAAGCAGTTCGTACTGGACGATATGTCGCTAGCTACACTTCAGATCTCTCCAGCTGACTTAGACAACGCACAGTTCTCGATATTCGTAACAGACTCTCCTAAAGAGCTTAAGTTGTTCGACAACTTGCAGATTCTAGCTGATCGAGCACTACAGGCTAACAAGATTAAATTCTCTGATTTGGTATCCATTTACTCCTCTACTTCTACTGCTGAAGTTAAAGGCTTGCTACAAGCTTCTGAAGAGTCTACATCCAAAGAACAGCAGGCTCAAATGCAGGCTGAAATGGAACATCAACAAGCACTTCAACAGGCTCAACAGGCTTACGAAGCCCAGGAAAAAGAGAAAGATCGTCTACACGAAATTACTATCGCTGAGATCGAAACTTTCAAATTTGTTAAGGATCAGGACATCAATTCAAATCAGGTCCCGGATGCTTTCGAGGTAGAAAAGTTCAGAGTTCAAGCAGCACAAAAAGACCGAGAATTGGACATAAAAGAGGCCATTTCTAAAAAGAGGGCTACTAGTGAAAATTCTTAGTTGCATTTTTTTAGCCTTTAAAAAAACAATATAATTTACCTTTATGGAAGATTTTGGATTTG